TCACTGCCCCCCGACTACCGGAACGATAGGTATTTTTCTGTCATAGCGTGCAGTCTGTGACGCATTTTTATGGCCAGCTATTCCCTGTTTTTCATTTAGCGTTCCTTCCAGATCCGATATCCCTTTCGCTTTCAAATCGTGGAAAGTAAATTTGAAATCAAGCTCCGGGAATTTTTCAGCTGCAAGTGCTTTGGCTTTACTCCACTGAGCATTGAACGCATCTCTCGTATACCTCAAGCCAGACGGCTGGTGGAGCAGGAAAATACTCACCATGCCGGGATTTAGGGGGAGAGATTCAGCAAGCCTTACTGCTTTATCAAGGCGTTCTGTCCACGCTTTAATTTGGTGAACTGCGGTTTTACTCTGCTGGATCATGATGCCTTCACGGAGGATCTGGCTTTTCTTCAGGTCCAGAATATCTCCCTGCCTGGCGCAGCATAAATAAGCAAGTTCCATGGCCACTTTCACTGGGGTGTGAGCAACGCTTAATAGAGCCTCGTATTCCCTGTCAGTGACATAACGAGTTCTGGCTTTTTCCTTAAATTGCTTCACCCCCTGGCAAGGATTCATTTTCACTTTTCCTCGTTCATATGCCCACCTGAATACACGAGAAATAAAAGCCTTTTCCCGGTTCGCCTGGACACGACTTTTTACCCCTCGCTTGTCCATATACTTACGGATATGCTCTGGTTTGATGTTGTCTGGTTTCATCTTGCCAAACACAACATTTACTTTTGCACCGTATTTTCTGTAGTCCTTACGAGTCTCGGTTGCCAGCTCGTGGAAATCCCCAGAATTAAAGAAGTCCTCACATAGAGCATTAAAATTAGTACCCACCTTGGTGTCATTTATAAAATTTTCATAAGCCGACCAGACCTGCGCTTTGGTCAAATCGGCATTGCATAGCCTGACTGTTCCGCCTTCTGGCGTACGGAATTCATAGGCAGACTTACCCCGGCGAACGCGGGGCGGCATCCAGTTATCTTCTGGGTTTTTACGAGCTCTGGGCATTAGCACATGTCCTTGAAGTTTGGTTCTTCTTCCTCAGGATTGCTTACTACCAGCCTAAGTCCAGCAGGGTTGGAAACATGATCCCAGGTAGTACCGGGTCTTCCATCCTTGCGGGGGACAAAAAATACACCGCTCTCTTTCAGAGCCTTGCACTGGAGAGAAGGGCGACGATAACCAGTAAGCTGATATAGATCATCGGGAGTAAGAAAACGTTGGCTTTGTCCGCTCATGGATTGCTCTCCACTTTACCGGCTGCACCCGGTCACTCTTTGAAAATACAGGTCCCGCAACCATTGCGGAACCAGTCACAACAACTACCACATCGGTTTACTTTTTTATTTGCGGATCCTCCTGCTGCGGTGCTGCTTTCACCATCGCAGCCCAGCACCATTTGGCACGTAGAGCAGCCTGCTCACAGCCGCTCATGCCCTCGTATGTCTCCCATGCATCCGGGTCGCGAAACTCTTCGCTCAGCTCTGCTTCGAAACCAGCAATCACCATGTCTTCTGTCGGCTCAACCGGCACCAGTGCATAACCATCCGGGATTGCCTGTTCCATGATTTTCTCGTATGCGGCAATCTGCGGGTCTACTGGATACGATAAGTCTCGGTGATTACCCTGAAGCATGGCGGCGCGGCAGGCGTTCCATGCGAATAGCGCAGCTTCTTCTTCAGACGCCGGGGTATACTTTTCAATAAAATCAATAGCGTCTTGCAACTTCCATTCTTCCGGCACTACCGGCGCTGGCGGGGCGATAATTTGAAACTCAGCATTGTGCGGCTGGGCTTTCAGAACAAAATCAACCTGGTCGCGTCTAATGGTTTGCCACTCCGTAACCTGACCGTTGTATCCGTTCCTGATGCGGTATTGATAGACCGGTTCAGTCGGATCGGTCAGCGCCGCCAGTACGATACGCGCCAACTCCTTGCTTTCTCCGTGCTTCAGAAATCCATCTTCGGCAATTTCCTGCAAACGCTCTTTGGTGAATGTCATGGGTTAGTCCTCGCCTGATACTGTTCGAACCAGAACACAACCGGGTCTGGCTTCATCTCAACCAGCCCCATTCGCACCAGGGCTTTACCCTTGCCTGACCTGAGAAACTCACGGCGGCCATCGTCGATAATTCGGCGGTAATCATCCAGGCTATTGCAGTGCTTATGCAGGTTGCAGGGATGGCAGGCGGGAACCATGTTGTCGATTTCGTTTCGTTCCTGATGAAGCATTTGCCCATCAAAACGAATTACCGGCTTAACATGGTCAGCATGCCATTTATCGCTCAGCTCACACCCACAATAGGCGCATCGGCCACCGAACTTTTCTCGCAGTTCGGCGCGCTGATTTTTGGTCAACTTAGCCATCTCACCCCTCCCCGTTGATGCGTTTGTATTCGCGCCAAATATTTGGATAAGAGCCCAGCACTCGGCTTTGCAATTTGCCGCACTTTTCAAGCCGTTCGCATCGATACATGGGGCGGTTAAACGGAAGATGCTCAGCCATGAACCAGCCGGATGGGAGCTTGCTCAACGCCTCAGCGTCAGCCGCAGTCAAAGTAGCCATATCACCCCTCCCCGTTGATGCTGACGAGGATGCCAGCGGCTACCAGTTCTGCTATCTGCTGGCGCTGGGCATTGACCTCATCGAACAATTCGCATGCATGTCGACCTTGCTTATCGCATTCTGACTCCAGCTCGGCCACGCGCTTCTCTGCGGCTTCCCATTTGCTGTGCAGGAGCGAATAGTTTTCGCCGCAGGTCTTAATGACTTGCCGCAGTTGGTTTTCGTCCAGATTATCAATGGCCGGGAGCAGCATGTTGGGCGCAGTGATTTCTGATAAGCGCCTGTCTTTGGCTTCCAGCTCATCCAGCAATCCGTCTATGACGGCGGCTGCTTGGGCGCACTCATCGACGATTGAGACATTAGTTCCGGTGTCGCGACCATCAATTTCAAAACGTAACTCAACATCATCGGAGTCAATTTCATCCGCTTCGAAAGACGATATCTGCTCAAGCACAAACTTTGATGCTTTGGCTTTACTGGCAAGGTGCCAATGAGACTGTTTGTTGGTCATTGGGCTGCTCCTTCCGCTTTCTTCTCATCCACGCTCCAGGCAGTAGCAAGCGCACTGGTCACCTGATGGAAGGAGTGTTTAACCTTCACAGATAAAGCCGAGCCATCAGCAGAAACCGTCTCGATTGTGGTCAGCTCGCCTCCGCTTTCGAAGTCCGGGTAGAACTGTGTAACAAGGTTGCTTTCGACAATTACCGATCCGTCCGGGGTGTGCATTTTCAGTTTCATGCTGATGCTCCTTTGCGAAGTTTGGCGGCGAACTCGATAGCATCGGACTCGCTGATGTCTGCGTGCATCTCCCGGGCAAACATCTCCACGCCCTGAGCACGCAATTCAGCCAGGAAAGCGTCGGTGGTCGGGGTTTTGATTCGTTTTGCTCCAGTTTCTATCGCCTCTCTCGTACTGCTACCAATTTCGCTAGTACCAGGTTTTCCGATGAAATTAACAATCTGGTCAGGGAACTGCTTCAGCCCCGCATTCTCCGCAGCCAGCGCCGAGGAAATTTCACGAGTATGGCGAAGCTCAAGAACAGCAACCTGAACTGCATAAGCGAAGTTGGCAGAAGGAAAATTGCGATCAGCTTCAGCATCACGCTGCATACGAACTGCAACAGTCATCAATTCGTCCAGTTGTTCGCCGGTCATTGGTTTACTGGTTGTCATGATTCGCCTCTTGCTGAAGTTTGTGCTGCTTAACGAAGTGGGCCACAGCCTTTGACTGGCTGGTGACTACACCGTTGAGATTCACATTTTTGCCGCGATAGATTGGAGCCGACCCGATTTCTTCTCCACCGAGAGAAACGTAAAGGATTTTCCCGCGTACCTCAGCGGAAGGGATTGGCTGAGACAGGCGATAGGTTTCTCGTGCCTCAGCAATCGCTTTGTATTCGTCGATAATGGACAGAGCTTCGGCCAGAGCAGCACCCTGGATGGTGAACACACCTTCGTCACTGATTTCAGCCTGGGCCATCAATTCCACGAAACGACGCGCATTCTTGATACTGAGTTCTGGGGCGATAGCGCTGCGGGTAACTTTCGTTTTACCCTGGGCGGCAGCAACAGCTTTATCGTGCTGCAGCACCTCGCCAGCCTTTTCGCCGTACTCTTTTACGCGATCAACAGCAACATCTACGGAGACGGCCCCGGATTTAACTTCCTGCTGAACGTCATAATTTGCGGTGCTGAGCGTCAGTAATTTTTCAACCGTAGAGACTGACTTGTTGACCAGCTTTGCAATCTCGCTGGTGGTCTGGTTAAAGGCGTTGTGCAGTTCCTGAATAACCGCAGCCTGCTCAATATCGGAAAGGGGCAGCTGGTTATTGCTGGTCATGATCCGCGCCAGGCGCTGAACATCGTTCCCGTTGAACGGCATAATGTGAATTCGGTCCACGGGCTTACCCGCGGCTCGGCAGCGCTCATAGCAGCGGCGACGGCGGTGGCCTTCAACAACCCAAACACCACCCTCATCACGTGCGATAACTTCCAATGGAGGAACCGAACCACCGTTCATCAGATAGGTAAACAGTTCGTCGTCTGCCTGGATGGTGCGTTCATCGTCGTCATGACGCTTGTTGAAACCTGCGCGAACGTGAATATCGTCGAGGCTGATGAACATCCCCGTATCAGTGCGCTTGATAGTCCCGTCGCGGGACATCTGTTTGAATGAGTTAGCCATTAGAGAGCCACCTCTTTATTTACACAAACGGCAACAGAGGGCAGTTCACGTAATTCCCACTGCGCTTCCAGTAAGTGCATATTGGTTGGTGTTTTGGTGAACCGCTCTTCGAGGCGATCACACTCTCTGGCCCAGCTTGTTACGTCTTCACGAAGAGTAGCGTTCTGTGTTGCCAGCTCTTTACGCTGTACCAGCGCTTCACAAAGAGCGACGCTGGTATAGTCCAGACGGTTAGCCAGTTCGGTCATGATCCCGCGATAAGCCGGGGGAAGGAGAGGGGCTGCTTTACGGGCAGCGTCGATCAACTGCTCTCTGGTCATGCGTGGTTGTAACTCGGTGACGGTCTGTGCGTTCGTCATGGTTAGTTTCTCCGTTATATAAGCGTCCTGCACGACGCTGAATTTTGGTTGCACGAATCCCGCGCCTTACGGCGAGAAAAATGATTTTGGTTCGCTTTAATAAGCACCCAGGGTAGGGCGCTTAATGAAGCGGGCGACTGCCATCGCCGGTTAGTTCTCCACACATCTGGAAGCGCACTCCAGCATTTCACACCTGTCACCCATAACTGATGGATTAAGGAGTGCGCTTTCAGCTGTGAAAATGGGCGGTCGGCATAAAGGACATTTACAATTACCGACCGCCAAGACTACACACAGCTTTCGTTACTACGGGTTACCACGTTGGCTACGTGATTTGGTTGTGGTGGCCGGTGCCGATCTCCGGCTTTCGGGCTGGTTGTGCCAGTACCCGCACGGATTAAAAGTCCGCTGCACATCAGCCTGTGCGTTCACCACAACTGAAAGAGCGCTGCCGGTATTCGACTCGAACGGATCATTTGGCCGCCTAACCCCTCCCATCTAAGTTAGCTGTACGGAATCGCACCGACACTTATGCCTTGCTCGTCAGCACCCTTTCAGTTGTTTTGGTCTAATCACCCCTCCCAGTCCGGCAGCGCTACCTCGCCGGGAAGAATGAAAAGGGCAATTACGTTGCCAATCGGCTTGTTGGTCTGGGCTGTAGCGTAAGGTGCAGCCGCGCGGGGTTTGCTCACCGCCCCAGGTTCTCCCCGCTATTCTTTAGCGCGAAACCTGAGAGAAACGCCTTCAAGTCATTCGGCTTTCGCCATATTCGGTGCGAATCAACCCATCTTCATGCGCCTGGGGCGGCTACTGCATGGGCGTTCTGCCAGTTCGCTTTCTATAATTAAATCTAAAATAACTTAGATTAAAGGTCAAGCAGAAAACCTAAACTAGTTTAGATTTTCTGTGAGGAAGGGTAGTTACTTGCGGCGCATCATGCGGCGGTGTTCAACAACAACCCCAACGACATGAATCTTCTCTTTTGCAGAATTGCGGATAGCGTAGTCTTCATTAAGTGGCACGAGTTCAAATATCTCTTCACCAGCTTCACTGATTCCGCGTGCACGGTATTTTTTGAATGTAGCTTCGTCACCGCCGTTCTTTGCGACAACGTAGTCGCCAGGGCCTGGATGTAGCTCGGGATCTACAATGATGACATCACCTTCGACAAACTCGGGCTCCATTGACTTTCCTTTGACTTTAAGAGCAAAGGTTGAATGAGAGTGAAACTCTGACGTCAAAATATACTCCACCGTCCCATCGATATTTCTGGCGTCGCACTCAGGTGACCAAGCCCCAGCCTGGACATAGCTGATGATTGGAACTTGCTGCGCTGCTACTGGTGCAGGCCCAACGTTAGCTTCATCCTCCCGGCCATATAAAAGAAATCCTTCAGTTACACTGAGATACTGAGCAAGTTTTGTCAGCGACTTACCGCCCGGCACGTTCAGATCTCTTTCCCAGTAGCCAACCGTTACATCAGAAACTCCAAGCGCTTTACCCAATTGGCCTTGAGTAAGCTTTCTCTGTTTCCTTAATTCCTTTAACCGCGTGCCAAGTGTCCCCACGATTCAAACCCTTAGAAATGAAAACCTAAGTAATCTTAGTTTTTATTGACCTAAAAAAGATTAGATAATAATATCTAAATATTCTTAGGAGGATAAGATGACCACAACTGAACTTGAGCAGTACTTCGGTTCGCCAAACAAGGCGGCTGAATTTTTTGGGGTATCGCCAGAAGCCTTTTATCAATGGCGGACTCGCCCAGGCCAACTAATTCCTAAAGGCCGCGCAGCAGAGGCGGATGCACGCACTAAAGGAAAACTCAAATTCGATTCTTCGCTTTACCAGAAGCGTAACGAGAAAGCGGCATAGCAGAAACCACAGATTTAAGGAGTTAACCGTGGGCAATCAACACTGGCAAGTCGAAAAGCAGCCCGCCTGGCTGGTGGCGGCAATTAAAAAGACCATCTCAAGCCTGCCGGGTGGTTATGCCGAAGCAGCTGAATGGCTTGGCGTGACTGAGGATGCACTTTTTAACCGCCTGCGCACCGGCGGTGATCAGATTTTCCCAATGGGCTGGGCGATGGTTCTTCAGCAGGCCAGCGATACCAAACACATCGCTGATGCGGTATCGCGCCAGTCGAACAGCGTCAACGTCCCGCTGGTGGATATCGAGGATGTGGATAACGCCGACATCAATCAGCGCCTGATGGAAACCATTGAGTGGATCAGTGAGCACTCCAAGTTTGTCCGCAAGGCAACCGCTGATGGCGTCATTGATCAGGCCGAACGCGAGCAAATTGAAGAGAACAGCTACCAGGTGATGGCGAAGTGGCAAGAGCATTTAACGCTGCTGTATCGCGTTTTCTGTGCGCCAGAAAAGAGTAACGCCCGCGAGTGTGCAGCTCCGGGCGTCGTGGCGTGTCGTATCAGTGGAGAAACTAACGCATGAACAGTTTAACGGTAAATCACCGTCTGCCGCAACTCCGTGGCTTCCCGGTCAATGGGACCCCGTCGTTTCGGTATGAGCGCATGGTATCAGGCCGGTGGGTTGCATGTAACCACAGCCGGGCAATGGCAATCGTGGGGGTATGGCGCCGTAAAGGAGAATCTTTATGCGTGAAATCGACAGGAGATTCAGAGACCACCGCGGCGTTCCGGTTCGGGTTATCCGGTGGGAGCCAGATTCCCGACGCGTTATATACCTTCGCGAAGGTTACGAACATGAATGCTTCAGCCCTCTTGAGCAATTCCAGCGCAAATTTACAGAGTTAAAGGACTGCCATGAGCCTGTTAATGCCATCCCGGCCAATAGTGATAAACCCTGACCTTGCTTACAGCATTGGCCTCAATGAGGCGATTGCGTTGCAGCAGGTGAACTATTGGCTCAAAGAGACAAACTCCGGTCTGGAGCGCGACGGCGTGCGCTGGATTTATAACACCAACGAGCAGTGGCTGGAGCAGTTCCCGTTCTGGTCTGAGTCCACTCTGAAGCGCACCTTCACCCGCCTGAAGACCCTCGGAGTGCTCAAAATTGAGCAGTTGAACAAGTCCCAGCGCGACATGACGAACTACTACACGATCAACTACGAAAGCGAGCTTTTAGACGAGGTCAAAGTGACTACATCGAAGAGTTCAAAATGCGCTCGTCCATCAGGTCAAAATGAACCAATGGAACAGGTCAGTGTGAAACGCTCCATCGGGTCAAAACGAACCGCTGTCATCAGGTCAAAATGCACTGATGTTCTTACAGAGAATACAACAGAGAGTACTACAGAGAATAAAACCCCTTCTTGTCCGGTTGCGTCGCAACCCGACCGTGATGTGTTGATCACCGATCAGGCGAAACAGGTTTTAGTTCACCTGAACCACGTAACCAACTCCCGTTATCAGGTTTCAACCACCTCGTTGCAAAACATCCGTGCCCGTATTGGCGAAGGGTTCACCGTGGAAGAGCTGTCGCTGGTGGTGGACTACTGCAACGCCAAGTGGGGAGACGATCTGAAAATGTCTGACTACCTGCGGCCACAGACGTTGTTCCAGCCGTCTAAGTTTCCGGGCTACCTGAAATCAGCAAACGGCTGGCACAAAGCTAATCGTCCGGCACGAGTGAATGGGGAGTGGGTACGCGAAGACGGCGTATTTCGATCCTCGTTCCAGGGCACCGATTACAGCAAAATTCCTGCTGGTTTCAGGGGGGCAAATTCATGAGCCTGGTGAAGTTTAACAGTGAAATTGGTCGCCTGAACGGGCGCTATGGAGTGGAGTCATGATCGGATTAACACCACGTCAGAGCGAAGTGCTGGATGCCATCAACCTCTACAAAGAGCGTACTGGGTTTCCGCCAACGATATCAGAGCTGGCTGGGCTGATTGGGTGCTCATCAGGAAACGCCGCAGCAGGCCATATTAAATCGCTACAGAAGAAGGGCTACCTCTCCGTTGCGCCTGGCGCGGCGCGGGGAATAACCGTCCTCAAATCTGAATGTGATATGGATGCTGCATCGATCATCAAGGCGCTTGTTAACGGTGAACAGGGTGCCAGAGAAATTGCAGTCGCCTGGCTGGAAGAACGCGGGGTTAAACCATGAAGCTAATCCTTCCTTTTCCGCCAAGCGTTAATACTTACTGGCGCGCCCCGAATAGAGGCCTCCTAAAAGGACGTCATCTTATCAGCGCAAAGGGCAGGGCATACCAGAGCGCAGCATGTGCTGCCATCATTGAACAGCTTCGCCGCCTTCCGAAACCGTCAGCGGCAGCAGCAGCGGTAGAGATAGTCCTCTATCCACCAGACGCGCGCCGCCGGGATATCGACAATTACAACAAGGCGCTATTCGATGCTCTCACTCATGCTGGTGTTTGGGAGGACGACAGCCAAGTTAAGAGAATGATGGTGGAGTGGGGACCGCAGGTCCCCGGTGGAAAGGTTGAGATATCTATCGCCATTCATGGGGTTAAGACGGAGCCAAAATCGTGAGGGCATTACTGACACCTGAAATTGCACCCATTGCAGGAGTTGTGCTTTTCCGCCCAGGAAGCGAGTTGATGTGGCTGTTCCGTCAGGGGCGCGTTGTGATCGGAACTCCCGGCGAGCAACTGGCAGACATGCCTTCCGGTGCCTTACCACAGTCCCATCAGCCTCTGGCTGAGGATGCCAGTTTGCTGCCTGTTTTTGAAAATCCAAGGGTGATCCAGCGTGCTGGTGGTCTGGCTGGTCTTGATGCCTGGTTGATGAAAAAAAGAGAATGTCAGTGGCCTCATAACGACTGGCACGCGAGCGACTTCACCATCATGCGACACGAACCCGGCAGTATTCTCCTTTGCTGGGGATGTGATAACCAGTTGCGTGATCAATCCACTGAAAGGCTGGCAGGCATTGCCCGGAAAAACCTGGTATCCTGGCTGTTGAAGACCGTAAGCGGTCAACTTGGCTTCAGTGAAGACCACATGCTTACTCTGCCAGAGTTCTGTTGGTGGTTGGTAAAGAACGGCCTGGCAGACGTTATTCCGGAAAGTATGGCAATCAAGGCGCTGAGACTACAGCCAGAACCCATGCAATCTGTGATGCGCGAAAGTGACATAACCCCATCGTTACCAGCGGTAGAACTGCTGCAGGAGAAAGCAAAAAAGATAGTGGCGGTGAAGGTTGATCCAGATACCCCTGAATCCTTCATGCTCAAGCCGAAGCGCCGCCGCTGGGAAAATGAGAAGTACACCCGTTGGGTTAAGACGCAGCAGTGCATGTGCTGTAACAACCCGGCAGATGATCCCCACCACCTGATAGGCCACGGGCAGGGTGGAATGGGTACTAAGGCGCATGACCTGTTTGTGATACCTCTGTGCAGAGAGCATCACGACGAGTTGCACGCTGGCCCTGTGGCATTTGAAGCGAAATATGGCGACCAGTTAACGTTGCTGTTTCGGTTTTTAGATCGTGCGCTGGCAATGGGCGTATTAGCATGAATAGTGGAGACAACATGCGTGATATGTATGAAGTTATGGACCTCTGGGGAGCTTGGGCATCTTCAGACAATAGCGGCGTTGACTGGCAACCAATTGCGGCAGGATTTAAAGGGTTGTTGCCTCATGGAAAGAAGTCCCGCCTTCAATGTGAAGACGATGAGGGGATCATGATTGATGGGTGCGTAGCACGTTTGCGGAAATATAAGCCAGAAGAGTATGAACTGATTATTGCTCATTTTGTAATCGGGGTTTCTCTTCGAACAATTGCAAAAAAACGTAAGTGTTCAGATGGAACTATAAGGAAAGAAATGCAAACAGCACTAGGTTTTATAGAAGGGGTGCGCGCACTCATTCTGTAGGGTTGTATTTTAAGAAAATTATTATGATACCGACTACGGTCGGTATCCAGCACAAAACATAAAAAAGGCATAATACTTTTTTTGAAAACTTCTCATTTTTATTTAGTTCATCGGTTGCACGTGATATGTCATTCTGAAGCTCGTTTGGATAATTTTTAAGCTTCAAGAGAAAAGGAGAAAAAACCATATCTCTGGAATGAATTATGCGTCTTAGCTGTTTGCTTTGACTTAAAATAATCAAGTTAATAATAACAGAGGTGAAAATTATACCAGTTAGTGCGATAAATTGTTCTGTTAAATTGTGAAGTTTCCACAATCCTACTGCGGCAAGTAAAGATATAGGTACAGCAAGGATTTTTGTTGTTAATTCATTAATGGTTTTGGCGGTTTTTTCTGCAAATTCTAGCTCAGCAGCCGCGACTTCTTTTCTCGATTTATGAAAACTGAAACCACTTAGATAAACAGATAAATTGTTATCATAAGAGAGTCTAAATTCGGTCCAATGCTTTATTAGTTGTTCAAAGTCGTATCCATTGTCATTAACAAATTCAACAAGTGTGTTACGGAATATGCCTCGTTTTTCAACATGATGATTTACATCCTCAGCCGAAAAATCATCTTGAAGTTTTTCAACAATTGAGCAGTCAACGTCAGTGTAAGATAGCATTTCCTTTGTAATGATAGGTTGTAGAAGAGCAGATTTTGATCTTCCTTCAGATCCTTGAATGAAAACTAAACGTGGTTCTCCATCAGTGGCTTTTTTATCGTGGTAATGTGCTAATTTTGACAAGGATTTTATCAAATTACATATGCTTTCTACCTTTCGAATAGAGGCAGGAACAATAATATCTGCGGAGTGGAAATCTTCATCGCATATATAGAAATCATCAGGGAAGTCACCATTTCTTACTGAGGAAAATTTTATAAGCTCAGTTACTGATTTATGGAAACGATGAACACTATCCCTGGGCAATTTTAAAGTTAATTCGATTTCTACCCAAGTATCTGGTAGGTTGGTATCCTGTATTTCAATACCATCAATATAGAACTCACCGTCAGCTACAAATTGTTGAAAGTAATTGGCAGACATGAAATGAGCAAGGATAGTCTTAGCTTCTGTAGAGTAAGGCAGGGCTAACGTCAAATGAAGACCATCAATAGCTGGTTTCCCAGCTAATCGATATAAATCAACAAGAGTTTTTAATGGTGTATTATCCTTCATCCCCATCGCCTATTTTTTGCTTTTCCTTTAATGCTAACTCTATGGCCTCTATGGCATTAATCGGAAGATTTGTAAATGTTAGTGACTTATTAGAGACATTATAGCAGATATCAGCATCAGCAGTCGTGCCAAGAAGTGCTTTCTCGAAATTGAAACTATAACCATCTCCCTTATACTTAACGTTAAGTATTTTGTTGAGCTCTGCGCGACTTACATTAAACTCAACAGGAATGCGAATCTCTTCACTATTAAGATGACTAATTAAATCGGCAGAGAGCTTTTCCCTAATTTCGTCGTCCACATAGGTCATGTGCTTAAATGCCATAGCAGAAATATCAGATAACCTAGCTGGCTGAACGTTTTTTGCTTGAGTTTCTAGGTAGCTTACTACTTCATTTTTAAAATCACGAGAATGCAGTTTTAGTTGATTATGTTTCTTAAAGAACAGCATTACTTCATTTGGGAGGCTTTTAGTAGCCTTATTAGATGTTATTCCTTTATCGCATCCAAGTGATAGGATGAAGTAACCTGAAGCTGCCTGCTGCCCCGTTGTACTGATAAAACTTAGATAACTAAGATCTTGTTTATCAATATCGCTGGAATTCTGATAGTAATGGAATTTATCAAAATTGACTCTGGCTGCTTGGTTAATCTTCGTTAGATCCAGTTGCTCAAGAAGTTCTGGTTCTAGTTTCGCGCTTAGTTTGATTCCGTCCTTTTGTTTTATCATTGTTACTAAAAAGAAGTGAGTTCCATCCCTGTGATAATCAGCAAAAACGATCACACCACCTGAAGCCCATAGTTGTTTTTCGGCCTCGTCAGCTAATTTATTCATAACTTTAACAGTAAGATCTATGAACTGCTGAGAAGACGGCTTTAAGGTACTAGTGTAACTTTCTATTGCATCAGGAACGGGGCCGCGTTCAGTCAACTCCTCTTTGAACACGCCGTAATAAGCAGAATTACCTTTTTTACCATATAGACCATTGATTTCATTAATCAGTTTCAACACGATATCATTAGCTGGATCAAGAGTCGTATCTCTAAATTTGATTTTATTTGCAGGATTGATGGGCTTTTTAGCTTCTTTTAAAAGTTCATGAACGATTACATAATTTAATGTGATATCTGTCACGTTGAAATTCCTGAAAGGATTGTTTTGCTGTAGCTTACAAAAACGCTAACGCGTACGCAAAAACTATCTTAATCTGTTAAGAGTGGTTTCTACGCCATGGACTTAAAACGATATCTAGGCCTCAATTTGCTGGGGCTTACTGCATTTAAGGGCTACCTTCGGGTGGTTCTTTTTGTTTCCCCTCATATCTGAGAGGACTCACGCCAATACGAGGGGGCTAAATGTCCGATCCGATTTCTGAAGCGGACGCCGAATCTCAACTGGCCGAGCTAAGTATGTCTACAGGCATACTTTAGAATTTCTAACCCCAGCCTGAGTTCAGATAGTACACTCCCATTAGTGAAAGGGAGGGAAAGCTATGAAAGAAGGTTTCTACTGGATACAGCACAACGGCAGGGTTCAGGTTGCCTACTACACCAACGATGAAACCGAAGACCTCGAAACGGGCCGAACCATAACGGGTGTATGGCATCTCACGCAAAGCGATGACATCTGCCATGACGGCGAGGCTAAAGTATTACAGGGTCCGCTATCCCCACCTGATTTTTAGAAGATGGGATTAGTGCTTTGCTTCAAACTTGTCTAGATTTAATAATGGTGAATCCCCCTATGCGGCGGGGCAAACCAGTTAATGTTATCTATAAATATGCTTGCGACTCGCATAACTGGTAACGAGTCACCGGGAGGCACCCGGCACCACAATCTACATATCATCAAGAAATATCTATTCTCAAGGCTGCCGATTGGCGGCCTTTTTCTATTTCAGGCTCACGGAAATCCCATTAAAGGTCCTGTCTTTGATTCATCCGGAGAGCCTTACCCTTTTACACCGCACAGCACCCCGGACCCTTCGGAGGTGAGAGATGTTACGCATGGATAAATTAACCACTGGCGCGGCTTACGGCGCCTCTGCGGGGAGCGTGTTGAACGGCATTCTTAACGCATACAGCCCTGAGCAGTGGAACGCCATCGGCGTGCTGGTGGGCATCGTTGTCGCTGTTCTTACGTACCTGACAAATTTGTACTTCAAAATCCGCGAAAGTAATCGCCGCGACAGGAGCCAGAATGAACCCGACGCTGAAAAGTAAGCTCGTGAAGGCCATCCTGGGCGGATCGGGCGCGATAACCATTGCCGCAGTCATGCTGGGTAATGCTGACGGGCTGGAAGGGCGGCGGTATTACGCATATCAGGATGTCGTTGGAGTCTGGACTGTATGTGATGGACATACCGGCGCATACGTTCGCCGCGGCCACCGTTACACCGACAAAGAGTGCGATGCTCTGCTGCAGTCCGACCTGCGCAAGGTGGCGGCAGCCATCGATCCGCTGATTAAGGGCCGCATCCCTGAGACTGTACGGGCGGCGCTTTACTCGTTCACCTATAACGTGGGCGCTGGCGCGTTTAGTCGCTCCACGCTGCTGAAAAAATTGAATGCTGGCGATCTTCCGGGCGCGTGCAAAGAGCTGCAGCGCTGGACGTATGCTGGTGGCCAGCAGTGGAAGGGCCTCATCACCCGGCGCGAGATTGAACGCGAAGTCTGTGAATGGCAGCAAAAGCCGCAACTATTCAATGGTGGTGTCGGGCCGCTTAACCCTGGGATGCCAGCATCAGCGCCGGGAGTGTTCTGATGAAATCCCATTACCTCATTGCGATCGTCGTGTTCATCCTGTGCCTGTTCGGCGGAGCGTGCTGGTCGGCCTGGTATTACAGCGACAAGGCCAGCCGTGAAAAAATACGGGCAGATAGAGCTGAGCAGCAAGCCGAGTCTGCAAACGCCATTACCGCCAATGTCATTCAGGCGGTGAGCATTATTAACACCATCTCCGAGGCAAATCAGAATGCAAAACAGCAGATCGCACTGGAGTCACAGAGAGTCCAGGCAGATATCAAAGTGGCTGTTGCGAATGATGATTGCGCTCGTCGGCCTGTGCCTGCTGCAGCTGCTGACCGGCTGCGGAAGTACGCGGACAGTGTACGTACCGGTTCCAATGGTACCGCTGCCGGCAAACCTGATAGCTGAGACGCCGCAACCTGCAATTCCCGATCCGCTGACCTATGGGACCAGCCTGGATTTGAATGTAAGCCTGTTATCAGCGCTAGGGCAGTGCAACATTGATAAGGCCAGCATCAGGAAGATAGATGCGTCGCGCAACTCACAGTAGCCATTCCAAAGTGAGCTTACTAATAATATCTCTAGCGTTTCGTTATGAAAGTAGTGGATTACACTGCAATCTCAGTTTGAGTGAGTCCATATATTCTAAAAAACGACACAAACATAACTATACCTTTTTCGAAGATGTCGATTTTTTTTTAACATGTAAACTCAACCCATCCTGTATGGATTATCAATCTGACAGGTGTATTGGAAGCCCTTTAGTCATGGCTTTGTCCGGTGGCTCCGGAGCATGGTGGACTGAAAGGAATGCAATACTTACAAAGGCCACGCAGTAGCGTGGCCTTTCTTAGACATTTGCGGTTATCTGAAGACGAAGCGACATCTGCCTTAAAACAGACGCAAGAGGGGACTAAGGCAAATTTATGAAAAAAGTATTGGTTTTCTTCAACTCGCAGCAGGTAGAGGTCGCAAATGTACTTAAGCCTGTAACATCAATTGTTCGATGCTACCCAAACGGTGATGAAGTCTCCCTAAAAATAATGCTTACCGGGATTCATTCACTGACGGGGGATCATCTCGAGATTTGTGTTGCTTCTGATCGAGAGCTAACTCAGGAAGAAGTTTCAAACGCAGTGAAAAAGTATCTGTGAACACAGCGCCAATAACGCCCGGGAATCCTTACTGGCATGTCGATAACTGATCGCTTTTTTATATGCATGCTGTAAACGAATTATGGTGAATCCCCCTAAGCGGAGGGGCTAATTAACCGGATGGCTCTTCTACACTGGCGCTCATCATGAACGACTGAAGCAGCGAGTCACGGGTGGTTATCCCAACGACTCTCCGGGAGGCACCCGGCATCATATACCCAAAGCCCTTGCAGTGATGCAGGGGCTTTTTTTGTCACAGACCAGTGCATCAGGGTTTCCCTCCAGCCAGGAAAGCAAGGGTTGGGTAGATGTATGCAGCGACAATATCATTAGTCTATAATTTATAGACATTTATAGTAGAAGATAGTGATTCAACAACTATCACCTTGCTGGAGAATGGGAATATGAGTAAACCAGAAGAGGCCCAAATGAAAGTTGATGCTCTGACACAAAAGACCGAAGAAGAAATTTCCGCTTTGATCGCAAAAAAAATTTCAGAATTAAGAAAAAAAACAGGAAAAGAAGTCTCTGAAATTCAGTTTGTTGCTCGCGAAGCGATGACCGGTCTGGAAGGTTATGACGTGAAAATTAAATTACTATAATCATATCTTTCAAAAAAGAGGTCGCTTAGGCGGCCCTTTTATTGCCATTACAAAGCGTCTCACCCGGGGCGCTTGATAATGGTTAAAAAAAGAGCCCTCACAAGGAGGGCTACAGGAGTCTCAGTTTATGTGCTCTTTTTATTGATGTTTCCCCGGAGTTGGCATTCTCCGCATCAGAGTCCCGAAGAGCTTGGCATCCAGTCTGGTAACAACAAGCGTAAGCGTGGGACATTAAGAATTTCCTCATGAAATCATCACTATGGGCTGACCCATTTTAATGGCTGTAGCGGATAAATCGCAAATGTCCCCTATGGGGGATAGTGCATTACAGCAGACGCTCACTGAGTGCCAGCGATATTGCTTTCTTCTGATTATTCTTAGAGTTAATCTATCTCCTTCTAATTTAGAGGGAATTTGATATGTCGAAATTTGATGATATTTGCAAAGCCGTGTCTGTTTTGAAAGCAGATTCAGATACATATTGGAATAAGCTCTACAAGGTGTTTGGGCAGTTCAACAGAGAACTGATGGCATACTGGGGAATCTCTGGCGGTGTTGTAATGGATAATGCTGGTACTCAGCACCCTGTCTTTGCAACTGGGGTTTATAACCCGGATGAAAAAGACATGATTCCGCGAGCAGGTTTTATGCTTCCGAAGGAAGGCAAAAAACTTTGTTTTGATCTATTGCTGAATCTTCCTGACTCAGAAAGCGACCGCATTGTCATCAGAAATAATATTAGAATCAAATTTCAGTACGTTGATGGAGTTTACTTTTTTGAAGCTGATGGATGCCAATCAGCTATTGAATGCGATGAAGTTGACGGTGAAGTAGATTTCACCCCGTTTTTTGATGCCTTGCATTCTCAATTGATGAACTCACTAAAGTTCAAAAAATAAGGCGCTTTGTTTTAAGCATTGCTGATAACGCAGTTTCCTTCAGCCACTGGCATCCGCTGGTGGCTTTTTTTTGGAGCAACCATGCCGCCACGCACACCAAAGGCCTGTCGCGTTCGCGGCTGCCGCTCAACAACCACAGAACCATCTGGCTACTGTGAAGCGCACAAGGGTGAAGGCTGGAAGCAATATAAACCTGGACAGAACAGGCACCAGCGCGGATATGGCACTAAGTGGGAGATTATCCGTGAAAGGATCCTTAAGCGTGACAAAGGGCTGTGTCAGAACCACCTGAAGCAAGGCGTCGCTAAGCCGGCCTCATGTGTTGACCACATCATTCCGAAGGCGCAGGGCGGCACTGACGCCGACTCCAACCTTCAAAGCCTGTGCTGGTCATGCCACGCCCGCAAGACGGCGCATGACCGCATCAAGTGAGAGTGATTCTCGATTGCATCGGGCCGGGGGAGGGGGTGTTCAAATCCCTGCGGCCGTCCGCCTTCAGGACTGCCCGCCTCCTCGTTTTTTTATACCCGCGAAAAATCAAATTTAACCAGGAGTGTCGCTTATGGCTGGAACGGCGGGGCGTTCCGGGCGCCGCCCAAAGCCAACGGCGCGCAAGGAGCTTGCCGGGAACCCCGGTAAGCGAGCCCTGAATAAAGAAGAGCCGGTGTTCACCCCGATCAAGGGCGTGGCACCGCCGGACTGGTTTGAAGAAGAGAATCTACCGCTTGCGGCGATCATGTGGGAACTGACCACAAAAGAGTTATGCGGCCAGGGCCTGATCTGCGTTACCGATCTCGCCGTGCTCGAGCGCTGGTGTGTTGCTTATGAGTTCTGGCGCCGGGCGGTAAAGAATATTGCTGTGGAAGGTCTGTCCATAACGGGCGCAATGGGCGGCAAGATAAAGAACCCTGAGCTGACAGCGAAGAAAGAACAGGAATCGGAGATGAGCTCTACCGGTTCAATGCTGGGCCTCGACCCCAGCAGTCGCCAGCGTCTGGTCGGGCTCGCCGGCCAGAAGAAAACCTCCAACCCATTCCTGAAGATGATTAACGCATGAGCCGCAAATCGTACCCCAACGTTAACGCCGCGAATCAGTACGCCCGCAACGTTGTGCGGGGGAAGATCCCGGCGTGCCAGTATGTCATCCAGGCCTGTCAGCGCCATATCGACGATATGGCTCAGGAGAAGAGCCGTAAATTCCGGTACCGCTTTGACAAAGACATGGCGGAGAAGGCCGCGAAGTTTATTCAGCTGTTGCCGCACACGAAGGGAGAGTGGGCATTCAAGAGGATGCCGATCACCCTTGAGCCGTGGCAACTTTTTATCGTCTGCTGCGCTTTTGGCTGGGTGCAGAAGGGGACGAGGCTTCGCCGTTTCCGTGAGGTCTACACCGAGATCCCCCGCAAGAACGGCAAGTCGGCCATCTCTGCTGGTGTGGCGCTGTACTGTTTCACCTGTGATAACGAGTTTGGTGCCGAGGTCTACTCTGGCGCCACGACGGAAAAGCAGGCGTGGGAGGTATTCCGGCCCGCGCGCCTGATGTGCAAGCGCACCCCGCTGCTGGTGGAGGCGTTCGGCATTGAGGTCAATGCATCAAACCTGAACCGGCCGGAAGACGGTGCCCGCTTCGAACCGCTGATTGGTAACCCTGGTGATGGATCCTCGCCACACTGCGCGATAGTCGACGAATATCACGAACACCCGACCGACGCGCTGTACACCACGATGCTGACGGGTATGGGCGCGCGACGACAGCCGCTGATGTGGGCTATCACCACCGCGGGCTACAACATTGAGGGGCCGTGTTACGACAAGCGGCGTGAAGTGATTGAGATGCTGAACGGCTCGGTGCCCAACGAGGAGCTGTTCGGCGTGATTTATACGGTCGATGAAGGCGACGACTGGACCGATCCGAAGGTGCTGGAGAAGGCAAACCCGAATATAGGGGTGTCGGTCTACCGCGATTTCCTGCTGAGTCAGCAACAGCGTGCCGTCAACAATGCCCGGCAGGCGGGGGTGTTTAAAACCAAGCACCTCAATATCTGGGTTGCTGCCCGGGCCACGTTCTTCAACCTGGTTTCCTGGCAGAACTGCGAAGACAAGACCCTGACGCTGGAGCAGTTCGAGGGGCAACCTTGTGTGCTTGGGTTCGACCTGGCGCGCAAACTGGATATGAACAGCATGGCGCGCCTGTTTACCCGTGAAATCGACGGGAAGACGCATTACTACTGCGTGGCGCCGCGCTTCTGGGTGCCCTATGACACGGTATACAGCGTCGAAAAGAACGAGGACCGCCGGACCGCTGAACGTTTTCAGAAATGGGTAGAGATGGGGTTACTGACGGTAACTGACGGGGCAGAGGTGGACTACCGCTACATCCTTGAAGAGGCGAAGGCGGCGAATAAGCTGAACCCGGTCAGTGAATCACCGATTGACCCGTTCGGTGCCACCGGCCTTTCACACGATCTGGCCGATGAAGAGCTGAACCCCGTCACTATCATTCAGAACTACACCAACATGTCTGACCCGATGAAGGAACTGGAAGCTGCCATTGAGTCAGGCCGCTTTCATCACGACGGCAACCCGATCATGAGCTGGTGTATCAGTAACGTGGTTGGCAAGCATCTGCCCGGTAACGACGATGTGGTTAAGCCCATCAAAGAGCAGAACGAAAACAAAATCGACGGCGCGGTTGCGCTGATCATGACTATCGGGCGGGCAATGCTCAAAGAGCCTGGCGATTTCCTCTCATCTCTTGATCCGGACGACGACCTCCTAATTCTATGAAATCACTTTTTGCTGATGTTATCGGGCTGGCCGGTTTCGGTTTGCTCACGTCCGGGGTTTACCTGCGTTTCGGTCTGGCCCCGGCTCTCATGTTCTCCGGCGGCCTGTTACTGCTGGGCGCTCTGGCGATGGCCAGAAGGGGGAAGCGTGTTTCTTGATGCCTTGTTCAGAAACGAATCACTGGAGAACCCGGCAACTCCACTTACCGGCGAGACAGTCGATGCCGACGGGCTATTCCGGGCTGATGTGTACGTAAGCCCGGAAACGGCCATGAAGCTGGCCGCGGTATACGCCTGTATCTATGTCCTGTCCTCAAACCTTGCCCAGATGCCGCTGCACGTCATGCGAAAGCACAACGGCAAAGTTGAACCGGCACGGGATCACCCGGCTTTTTATCTGGTGCACGATGAGCCAAACACCTGGCAAACCAGCTACAAATGGCGGGAGCTGAAACAGCGCCACATCCTCGGCTGGGGTAACGGATACACCTGGGTTAAGCGCAGCCGCCGCGGTGAAGTGATCTCCCTTGATTGTTGCATGCCATGGGAAACCACGCTGATTAATACTGGCGGCCGCTACACCTACGGGCTTTACAACGAAGAGGGGGCTTTCGCAATCAGCCCCGACGATATGATCCACATCCGGGCGCTGGGGAATAACCAGAAAATGGGCCTCAGTCCGGTGATGCAGCATGCCGAAACAATCGGCATGGGCATGAGCGGGCAGAAATACACCGAGAGCTTTTTTAACGGTAATGCCCGACCTGCCGGGATCGTCTCGGTAAAAACAACGTTGGATAAAACCAGCTGGGACAGGCTGAAAGAACAGTGGAAAAAAGCAGCCCAGGCGTTACGCAGCCAGGAAAACAAAACGATGCTGCTGCCCGCAGACCTGGACTATAAAGCGCTGACCGTGTCGCCGATTGACGCCCAGATCATCGACATGTCAAAGCTCAATCGCTCAATGATTGCCGGGATTTTCAACGTGCCGGCACACATGATTAACGACCTGGAAAAAGCCACCTTCAGCAACATCACGCAGCAGGCCATTCAGTTTGTCCGCTACTCGATGATGCCCTGGGTGACGAACTGGGAGCAGGAGCTTAACCGCCGCCTGTTTACCCGCGCCGAGCTGGCCGCCGGGTATTACGTCCGGTTTAACCTCACGGGTCTGTTACGTGGCACCCCTCAGGAGCGCGCGCAGTTCTATCACTTTGCGATCACCGACGGCTGGATGAGCCGCAATGAAGCCCGCGCTTTCGAGGATATGAACCCGGTCGACGGCCTGGACGAAATGCTCGTTAGCGTCAACGCCGCCAACCCGGCGGACGATTTCAAAACCACCAAAACCGAAAAGGAAAAAACCGATGAGTGATCGCGAGACTCGCTGTTACAGCGGTGAGGTCCGTGCCGAACAGCAGGGGGAGCAGCCCACGCGCATTATCGGTTACGGATCGGTGTTTAACAGCCGCTCCGAACCCCTCTGGGGATTCCGCGAGATTATTAAGCCCGGCGCTTTCGATGACGTGCTGGGTGACGATATCCGCGGGCTGTTCAACCATGACCCGAACTTTATTCTCGGGCGCAGCGTTTCCGGTACGTTGAGCGTCAGCGTCGATGATAAAGGGCTTCGCTACGACATCGCGGCACCTGACACCCAGACCATCCGCGATCTGGTGCTGGCACCGATGATGCGCGGCGATATCACCCAGTCTTCCTTCGCATTCCGTATCGCCCATGACGGCGAGCACTGGTACCAGGACGATGAGGGGATCGTCATTCGCGAAATTAACCGTTTTTCACGCCTCTTTGATGTCAGTCCGGTGACGTACCCGGCATATCAGGAGGCTGATTCCGGCATCCGATCCATGAAAGCCTGGCAGGAGGCGCGCGACAGCGGCGCGCTGGCGCAAGCCATTAACCAACGAATGGCGCGCGAGCGCCTGCTGACCCTTCTTAACGCGTAAGGAAAAACCATGAAATTGCACGAACTGAAGCAGAAACGTAACACCATCGCCACCGACATGCGTGCGCTGCACGACAAGATTGGTGATGCCACCTGGACTGATGAACAGCGTACCCAGTGGAACGCTTCAAAATCCGAACTGGACTCGCTCGATGAGCGTATCGCCCGTGAGGAAGAGCTGCGCCGTCACGATCAGACTTTTGTGAATGAGCAGGAGCCTGAACAGCGCCAGCGTCAGGAAAACCCGGAGATGCAGGCCGAAGGGCGCCGCGCCGCTGCATTTGATCGCCTTCTGCGCCACGGCTTCAGCGAACTGACCGCCGAAGAACGCCAGGCGGTTAAAGAGCTGCGTGCTCAGGGCACCACCCCTGATGATAAGGGTGGCTATACCGTACCTACCCAGATGCGTAACACCATCATCGATGCGATGAAGGCTTACGGCGGGATCGCAAGTGTTGCCCAGATTCTCAATACCTCGAACGGTCAGGATATTACCTGGTCGACCTCTGACGGTACTGCTGAAGAAGGCGAACTGCTCGCTGAAAACACCGCAGCCACTGAAGGTGATGTGACGTTCGGCACGGCGACCCTGGGTGCCAAAAAACTGTCATCCAAAATCATCCGCGTTTCTAACGAACTGCTGCAGGACAGCGGCGTTGACATCGAGGCATACCTGGCTGGCCGTATTGCACAGCGCATTGGCCGCGGTGAGGCTAAATATCTCGTTCAGGGAACCGGTGCTGGCACACCACTTCAGCCTAAGGGCCTGGCTGCTTCAGTAACTGGCACCACTCAGTCTTCTGCGGCGGCCGCGTTCAACTGGAAGGATATGAATTCGCTGATTCACTCCCTCGATCCGGCGTATCGTGGCGGCCCATCTTTCCGCTGGGCGTTCAATGACGCGACGCTGCAGAGCATCGAGCAAATGGAAGATACGCAGGGCCGTCCATTGTGGCTGCCAGATATCACCGGCGGCTCTCCGGCGACAGTTCTGGGCATTCCGTATGTTATCGATCAGGCCATCGATAATGCCGCCGCCAGCAAAAAATTCATTTACCTGGGGGACTTCAACCGCTTTGTGGTGCGCCGCGTTGCCTACATGACGCTGAAACGCCTGGTTGAACGCTACGCTGAATATGATCAGACCGCGTTCCTGGCCTTCCATCGCTTCGACTGTGTGCTGGAAGACACTGCGGCGATCAAAGCGCTGGTGGGTAAAGCGCCGTAATACAGAACACCGTTAAAGATGCCGCGTAAGCGGTTTTTTTGTGCCCGTCATCTGGCGGGCATGGAGATTTTTATGCTGCTTAAACTCAGTGAAATTAAGCTCCAGTTGCGGCTGGAGGACGATTACACCGAAGAGGATGAGTTGCTGACGGTGATAGGGAGTGCGGTTCAGGCCAGAACGGTGAGCTTTCTTAATCGGACTCTGTATGCAGCAGATGCTGGTGTCCCGGATACCGATCCTGACGGGTTGGTTATGACGGACGATATCCGGCTGGGGATGCTGCTGCTTGCCACCCACTTTTACGAAAACCGCTCATCTGTTTCAGAAGTCGAAAAAACAGAGATGCCGCAATCATTCACCTGGCTTGTCGGCCCCTACCGGTTCATACCGCTATGAAACTCCGCCAGGCGCAAACCAGCGCGACCTACCTGCTTCCCGATCCGGGTGAGCTGGATAAGCGGGTGCTGCTCCGTAAACGGGTCGATGTTCCCGCAGCAGATCTCGGAACCCGTCCTTATTACCCCGAGTCTTATCCGGTCTGGGCAAAGGTAGTCCAGACCAGCGCAACCACTTACCAGGAAACGGCTCAGACCGATAACGCGATCACGCATTACATCACCGTTCGCTGGCGTCGCGGGATTACCAGTGATTTTGAAGTGGTGCAGGGTGAACAGGTGTACCGCGTCAGGCGGGGCCGCGATCTGAACGGTAAGCGGCGTTACCTGCTGCTCGAGTGTACCGAGCTGGGTACCGAGCCAGCGACAACCGGAGGGAACAGCAATGGCAACTCCCTTTTTTCACGTTGATTTTCAGCAACCCAAAGAGATGCGTTTCAACCGGGCGCGCGTCCGCCGGGCCTTCGTCCATATCGGGCAGCGCCACATGCGGGACGCCCGCCGCCTGGTGATGAAACGGGGACGGTCTGAGCCTGGCGAAAACCCCGGGTACCAGAGCGGCCGACTGGCAAAATCCATCGGATATATGGTGCCAAGGGCCAGCAGGAACCGGCCGGGATTTATGACACGTATCGCGCCAAACCAGAGAAACGGGCAGGGCAACCGGCTCATAACCGGCGACTTCTACCCGGCATTTCTGTTCTACGGTGTGCGGGGCGGCGCAAAACGTCGGCGCGGCCACCATCGGGGTGCATCCGGGGGGAATGGCTGGCGGCTGGCACCCCGTAACAACTTCATGGTCGAAACGCTCCAGAGAAACAGCACCTGGACGCGCTACTACCTGGCGCGCGAGCTGCGCCTCTCACTCAAGCCGGAGAAACGCCGCTGATGAAACTGACGCCAGTTATTGCCACCCTGCGCGCCCGCTGTCCTTTATTTCAGAACCGGGTGGCCGGTGCCGCGCAGTTTAAGGATCTGCCTGAGGTCGGCAAGATGTTGCTGCCCGCGGCCTATGTGGTACCGGGCGATGATTCGCCGGGGGAACAAAAAAGCCAGACAGATTACTGGCAGACGCTGCGCGAGGGCTTCTCCGTAATTGTGTTCGTCAGTAACAGCCGTGACGAACGCGGCCAGTTTGCTTCCTTCGATGTGGTGCATGAAGTTCGCCAGGCACTCTTTAAAGCGCTGCTGGGCTGGAACCCGGAAGAATACGGCAACCCCATCACCTATGACGGCGGCACGCTGCTGGATGTGAACCGGCACGAGCTGAGTTATCAGTTCGACTTCGTCGTTGAGTCTGAGCTGACAGAAGACGACACCCGGCAGCAGGACGATCTGAACGCGCTGGATGAGTTCAAAACCCTTTCCATCGATGTCGATTTTATCGATCCGGGCCACGGGCCAGACGGTGAAATCGAACACCACATTGAAATCAACCTTCCCACCTGAGGAAAACCATGTTTGTAAAACCCAAAAAAGGGCGGTCAGTCCATGACCCGCTCCGAGGCGACCTTTTGCCTGAGGAAGGGCGAAACGTTGAAGAGAGCCAGTACTGGTACCGTCGGGAAATCGACGGGGATATTGCAATTGTTCAGCCGGAAAAAGGCGACGAACCGGAAAATAAGGCGAGCACTAAATGACAGTATCGATGAACACCATCCCGTCTGATCTCCGCGTTCCGCTGTTTTATGCGGAGATGGACAACAGCGCGGCGAATACAGCCCAGACCAGCGCCCCTTCGCTTCTAATCGGCCATGCCAACGCGGGTGCCAGCATCGCCACCAACCAGCTGGTTTTCATGCCGACAGCCGATTACGCGGTTCGGGTTGCTGGCGCTGGCAGCCAGCTGGCGCGCATGGTCGAGGCGTACCGTAAAACTGACCCCTTCGGCGAACTCTGGGTTATCGCTGTGCCGGAACCGACCGGAACGGCAGCTACGGTCACCCTGACGGTAACAGGCTCTGCCCTGGCTGCTGGCGTGGTATCGCTTTATATCGGTAACCGCCGCATTCAGGCGGCCGTCAGTGCAAGTGATGCAGTGGCCGCAATTGCCACATCCATTGCCAGCGCCATTACCGCTGACGGGCGCACGCCATACACTGCCGCTGCTGCCGCAGGTGTGGTGACGCTGACGGCGCGCCATAAGGGCACCTGGGCAAACGACATCCCGGTAACGCTGAATTACTACGGGTTCAGCGGCGGCGAATCCCTGCCATCTGGCGTGAATATTGCGATCGCCACTGGTGCCTCAGGTACCGGCGCGCCAGCGCTGAGCGGAACGATCGCGGCGATGGGGGATGAGCCCTTCGATTATATCGGCCATCCGTTTAGCGACACGGCGTCAGTTAACACCATCAGCCAGGAAATGAACGATACCAGCGGGCGCTGGAGCTGGTTACGCCAGATTTACGGCCACGTCTACACCGCAAAAATTGCCGTTGTAAGCGATCTGATTACCGCGGGTGACACGTTCAATGACCCCCACCTGACGATCGCCGGGTACGAAAAAACGGTGCAGTCCTGTGCTGACGAGCTGGCGGCCAGCCGCACCGCCCGCGCCGCAGTATTCCTGCGTGTCGACCCGGCCCGCCCGACCCAGACCGGCGAACTGGTGGGCATGCTGCCACCCCCGAGCGGTAAACGCTTCATCAAGACCGAGCAGCAATCCCTGTTAACGCACGGGATCGCGACGGCCTACACCGAAGGTGGCTTGCTGCGCATTCAGCGTGACATCACCACCTATAAGAAAAACGCTTATGGCGTGGCCGATAACAGCTACCTGGACAGTGAAACGCTGCATACCAGCGCATACGTCCTGCGCCGCCTGAAGACGGTGATCACCAGTAAGTATGGGCGCCATAAGCTGGCGAACGACGGAACCCGCTTCGGCCCCGGCCAGGCGATTGTCACTCCGGCGGTGATCAAAGGGGAATTGCTGTCGACGTACCGACAGATGGAGCGCGAGGGGATCGTCGAAAACTACGACCTGTTTAAAGCGCACCTGATTGTTGAGCGCGATGCAAATGACCCGGCCCGCATCAACGTGCTGTACCCACCTGATTACGTTAACCAGCTGCGAGTGTTCGCGCTGCTTAACCAGTTCCGTCTTCAGTATGCAGAGGAGAGCGCATAATGGCGCGCATTGCTGGTACGTGTTACTTCAAGATTGACGGTCAGCAGCTGTCGCTGACCGGTGGTATCGAGGTGCCAATGAACACCACGATCAACGATGACCTCATTGGCATGGCCGGTGACGTCGACCGTAAGGAGACTCACCGCGCGCCTTATGTGAAGGGCACCTTCAAAGTGCCGAAAGAGTTTCCGGTCAACAAAGTGACGACTTCAGACCAGATGACGATCACCGCTGAGCTGGCGAATGGTCAGGTCTATGTACTGTCATCTGCCTGGCTGCATGGCGAGGCAAACCACAATGCAGAGGAAGGCACCGCTGACCTCGAATTCCACGGTGAAGAGGGAGGTTATCAGTAATGAAAGAGATTCAGCTTACAACCGCAGTACGGGCCCACGGCGAGGATTTGTATGTGCTCGAGCTTCGCGAGCCTACCGGGAAGGACGTTCGCGAGCTTGGCTTCCCGTACGTCACAACCGGCGACGCGGGCATCAAACTTGATGCAGGGGTAATAGCTAAATATGTTTCCCGGCTGGCAGGTATCCCGTTGAGTTCAGTTGACGCGATGTCCCCTGCGGATCTGAACAGCATCAGCTGGGACGTGGCTGGTTTTTTCCTCGGGACGTCAGCGCCGGAGAACTCCTGAATCATTACTTCGACTGCGCGAAGTACTGGAAAATAAATCCCATCGATCTACTCGCCGAGCCATTCTCAGCGTTAGAGCTCCTCGCCACCCAGGCCAACCGCATCAACAGAGAATCCAATGGCTGAATTTGAACTGAAAGCCCTGATCACCGGGGTTGATAAGCTGTCTCCTGCGTTGTCCTCAATGCAGAAGAAGATTAAAGGTTTTCAGAAGGGGATTAAGTCCAGCGGGTTGGCGGATTTCTCTGTTGGAGATCTGGTGGGTGGCGGGGCTATCGCCGCTCCATTTATTGCCGGAGCTAAAGTTGCGATTGAATTTGAGTCCCAGATGGCTGATGTACGCAAAGTGGTGGATTTTGATACTCCTAAGCAATTTGCTGAAATGGGAGAGGACATCTTAAAAATGTCCGATCGCCTTCCAATGGCGGCCAGTGATATTGCAAAGCTGGTTGCCGCTGGTGGTCAGGCGGGCATCGCCCGGCAGGATCTCAAACAATTTGCTGAGGATGCCCTGAAAATGGGTGTTGCGTTTGACCAGTCAGCAGATCAGTCAGGCGACATGATGGCGAAGTGGCGAACTTCGTTCAAAATGACTCAGGGCGAGGTTGTGGCGCTGGCGGATAAAATCAACTATCTGTCCAACAATGGCGCTGCGAACGCGCAGCAGATCTCCGACATCGTTACCCGGATAGGCCCGCTGGGATCTATCGCTGGAGTTACATCGGGTCAAATCGCCGCTCTTGGCGCGACAATGGCTGGTGTGGGCGTTGAACAGGAGGTAGCAGCAACAGGTATCAAGAATTTCATGGTCGCCCTCACTGCTGGCAAAAGCGCCACTAAACAGCAGCAGGCTGGTATGAAAGAGCTTGGCCTGTCATCTACAAAACTGGCAGCGTCTATGCAGAAAGATGCGCAGGGCACAATGCTTACTGTCCTGCAGCAAATTTCTAAACTTGATAAAACCCGCCAGGTTGCCGCTTTTAATGTGTTATTTGGCAAGGAGTCAATGGGAGCAATAGCTCCCCTGTTGGCCAACCTGGATCTGTTGAAGAAAAACTTCAATATGGTTGGCGACGCATCGCAGTATACCGGCTCGATGCAAAAGGAATATGAAGCGCGTGCGGCGACTACGGCTAACCAGCTGCAATTACTAAACAACCAGGCTACACATGCTGGTGTTGCTTTGGGGAATGCGCTGTTGCCCCAAATTAACGCCAGCGTCAGAGGAATGATGCCCCTCATTAATAAGGTGACGGATTTTGTATCCCGGAATCCGGGGATGGTAAGGGCATTGCTGGGTGCCGCTGTCGGTTTTACAACGCTTAAGCTGGCAGTGATGGGGGCCAGTGTAGCCTTAAAAGTGATGTCATTCGTCGCTAGTGCTTCTCCGGTTGGGCTTATCGTCCGTGGAATAGCTCTTGCTGCCGGGCTGATCATTGCAAACTGGGATGCAATTGGTCCTTATTTTAAAAAACTTTGGGAAACGATCAGTCCTTACTTCGATGCAGGATGGGCATTATTTCAGAAGGTTTTCAGCTGGACACCTCTCGGTATGGTCATCAATAACTGGGGACCGGTTGTACAATGGTTCCAGGATATGTGGGCGAAGCTGAAACCTATAATTGAGTGGTTTACCGACGGTGCCAGTGAGACGGTGGCAGCAGCCAATGCCGCGCAGTGGGGGGCCGGTGGTTACGGTGCTTATGGTGCGGGGGTTGCAAGTTCAGGCTATAACCCATATCAGATTAAGCAGGGACCTTCTGCTCAGCCTCAGGGAACGGTGACAGTACAGTTTGAAAATGCTCCTCCGGGAATGAAGGTGACTGAATCACGAGCATCTGGCATTGATGTAAACCACGATGTCGGTTATACCCGTATTGGTAAAGTCGGGATGGGCGGCTGATAACATGTTGCCGCTATCATCGTGCTGGTAATGTACCTTTAGTTAAGTACAGGGAAAGATAATGAGAGTTTATGCGACAATGCTTGCATTGCTATTGGCGGTTCCACTGACAACCTTTGCTAAGCAAAATCAGGCCACCTCCTTTGTTAATGATATAAAGACTGCTGCTGATGGAAATGGAGAAATCAACGCATCCATTGATATCGAATGCCCTGCTAAGTCAGCAAGCGGTAAAGTAATAATTTCTAAAGCATCATATGATTTTGATAAATCAGTGGGCGCTTTTGTTTTCCAGAATACGGATGACACTCCAGCAAGAATGTCCTCGCTTAGCCCTGAGTTTAAAGATGGTGACTTTACTTCGAATATAATTACAGGGATGGCTTTTACTTTTAAAATGCCAAATGGACAATTTTTCGTTGATATATTCAAAAACGGAAAAGCAAGAGCAGGGATAAATAAGAACGGCCAATCCGGCATAAAATGGATTCAATGCAAAATAGTTAAGCCTGTTTAGTATTTTATTATGACCAACCAAACCCGCCAATCGGCGGGTTTTTTGTTTCTGGAGATGGTATGGCGTGGAAAGACCGATTGCAAAACGCCTCGTTTCGCGGCGTCCCGTTCAAAGTTGAGGATGAAGACTCCACCGGCGGGCGCCGGGTTGAAACCCACGAATACCCCAATCGTGACAAACCGTATACAGAAGACCTCGGTAAGGCCACGTTCCGCGCGTCCATTACAGCTTATGTGGTCGGGGATGACTGTTTCGAACAGCGCGATGCGCTGAAGGAGGCGCTGAATAAACCGGGTCCCGGCACGCTGATTCATCCAACTTTTGGTGAACTCAGCGTTTGTGTTGATGGTGAGATCAGGGTCAGCACAAGAAAGGAAGAGGGCCGTGTGGTCCGCTTTGACCTCCGGTTCGTCGAGGCCGGTGAACTGGCTTACCCGACATCAGGTGCGGCAACTGCCCAGATACTCGGATCCTCATGCTCCGTGTTGGACAGCTGCATCAGTGATGCGTTCGACGGGTTTGGCATGGATGGCATGGCGGATTTTGTGCAGCAGGACGTTATTGGGCAGGCCAGTGGAATGGTTGGCTACGTCTCAGACGCCATGAAGATGATCGACGATGGCGTGTCTGCTGGAGCTCGTCTTCTCCAGGGTGATATTTCGGTGCTGCTGCCTCCTCCGTCATCCGGGAAGGGCTTTATTGAGTCGCTGCAAAAAATGTGGCGAACGGGCAACCGGCTGTACGGTAACTCTGCCGATCTGATCACGATGGCAAAAGCTCTTTCGGGCATCAGCCTTGGAAAAGACCTGGCGCCCAGGGGTGTGTGGAAAACCGACAGCCAGAGCACCAGATCCAAAACAGAGCAGCGAAACCATGTTGCGAGCGCGATCCGTACTACAGCCTTAAGCGAGGCGGTTTACACAGTAACGAAACTACCCGCTCCGGCAGCTGTGACAGCTGCCGGCTCCTCCGGTCAAAGTGCTGCGATAGTGGCGAACGTCTCTCACCCGGCGCTGAGCAACGCGCCAACAAACACCGTCACTCCTGAGGCTCCGTCGTGGGATGAACTCACTGTAGTTCGCGACACCCTGAACCAGGCAATCGTGAAAGAGATGGAGCGGACGACTGACGATCGTGTTTTCACTGCACTGCGCCGTTTAAAGGCAGATCTGAATGCCGACCTGACGCAACGTCTCAGGCAGACAGACAGAACCGTAACGGTACTGCCCGTGGGAATAGAGCCTGCCGTCGTTCTGGCGGCGCGTATCTACGACGACGCCAGCCGCGCCGGTGAAATTGTCCAGCGCAACGGTATTGCGCACCCCGGATTCGTACCCATGCAGCCGCTTAAATTGTCGACGCGCCAGCTGGCGTGGCGGGTAAACCAACAAGTTGATCAGGACCAGCTTTATACGGCAAGGACCAGCGACTGGTTGAGATGGGCGATTGCGGTAGAGAAAGCCTGTTCATTAGGATTTTAGGAGTCAGCATGTCCCAGTTTACTGAAGCCGATTCATCGGTTAACCGCCTGAATGCGGCCGTTACGGCATTTGAAAAAGTATTGACCCAGCCGGAAGGAACTGTGGTCGAAATGCCCATAGGCGCGGCTCAGCCGAGTCTGGCCGAAAGATTAAAGCGCGCTATCGATGCAGTTACTATAAAACCAGCCCAGGCCGCAACCCAGGCAACGACAGCGGCCCAGCAAGCTCAGGCCGCGCAGCAGGCCGCCGCCCAAAGCGCAGCTGATGCTGCGAACTCGGCGGCGGCCACCGGATACGTGGATGCGCCGTTCCCTGATGTGTGGGCACCGCTCAATGATGACCTTCGACTGCTGGCCGGGATCGCACCAGCGGACACAATCACAGTGGCCGGCACCAGTTACCCTCTGCCAACTAAGTCGATGACGTTCTCTCGATCAACAACAGGAACTTACATTGATAAGGCTGGTGTTATGCAGACTGCTGAAATCGACGAACCACGTTTTTTGAAACAAGGGCTGTTGATCGAGGCAGGTGCAACAAACTTATATACCTACTCCGAACAGTGGGGTGCAGGTTCACGAGTTACGACGACAAATAACAGCGGCGACTCCCCCAGGGGAGACAAAACTATGGCGCTGGTGGTAGAAGATACAGCGGCTACTGAGCATTACACTCAGGACCGCAATATCGTTTTAACGGCAGGTACAACATATTGTTATTCTGTTTTTGTTAAAGCTCATACAAGCCCCCGCAATCTATATTTGCGTGTAGCTTCAGGTAGTACAGCTCAAGCATTTTTCGATCCAGTAACTGGAGATTGGGCTGGAAATGGCGGTGGAACAGAATTTGTTAGCCGTGGGATAGAAAACACTGGAAACGGCATATATCGAATCTGGATGACATTTACTGCTGCCCTTAGTCAGAGCACAGTTATTCGTCTCCAATTAGCCAACGGAGTAACAGCTTCTTACACTGGAGATGGTGTTTCAGGAATATATGTTTGGGGTGCGCAATTGGAAGAGTCACCATTTCCAACATCCTATATTAAAACAGCAGCATCTACAGCAACCCGCGCCCCTGATTTATGGGATATGCCGAGCACTAATGCTGGGTATCGAACTCTTGCAGATAAGTTTACTCGTACTGTTGGGTTTGAAATTTCAGTAAAATGGGCTCCTCCTACCAACTATGCGGAAGTCATGCGCAACGGCGGAGTAAATAATGACATTATATGTCGGCTCTTGCCAGCCAACAGGATCGCGTCTTATAGAAGTTCAGGTGGGCTTACGATTGATATGGGTCAAATCCTATCAGGAGTTTATGTCCATAAAACTGTGTCAGACGTGGTTACAGCGTACTGGTCGGGTAATAGTGTCACAAATACAACTATTCCAGTAGGAACGACACAAATACCAACAAGGTTAGGAAATAACGTACCAAATTCAGTTGCTAAGTTTGTATATTACATTCGCAATTTACGTATCTGGCATCGTGATCTTTCTGATATTCAAATTAAAGGGCTCCGCTGATGAAAGATTTATATCTGCGCTTCTCCAGTGAGGAAGAGGCGCTGCAGAAATTAATTGCGTTCGGCTTTCAGACCAATGAAGAGCAGGATGATTTATTTCATCACGATATTTGTCTGGATGTGGTCGGCGTTATTACTACCAGTACCGGCGAAGCAGAGTCGGTGGAATACGTCACAGAACCCGGCTACCACGTCAATCTGCGGGTTATTAACGACGGTCTCGATTTATCCAGATTAAATGGGTTCGCCGTGAACCCTAAAACCCCTGCTCGCGTCTGGGCCTGATTATGGATGACAACGTTACTCTGAGGGTCAATGGCAGGGAGTGGGGCGGCTGGACATCAGTCAGGATTGGCGCAGGTGTTGAACGGCTGGCGAGGGATTTCAGCGTCGAAATTACCCGGCAGTGGCCAGGCGAGAACGGTGACACCCTCTCACTGAAAGTTAAAGGTGGCGACCGGGTCGAAGTTTTGATTGGCGCCGATTTGGTGATCACTGGCTGGGTCGAGGCAACCCCAGTTCGCTACGACGCTCGCTCTGTCAGTGTTGGAATCAGCGGGCGCAGCCTGACAGCAGATTTGATCGACTGCGCCGCAGAACCGACGCAATTCAACGGACAGTCTCTGGTTCAGGTGGCCGCCGCGCTGGCAAAGCCGTTTGGTATTGAAGTCGTTAATTCCGGCGCACCTGCTGACGTTATCCCGGGCGTGCAGCCGGATCACGGCGAAACGGTTATCGAGGTGCTGAATAAGATGCTGGGTCAGCAACAGGTGCTGGCTTATGACGATCCAGTGGGACGGCTGGTGATTGGTGGAGTTGGGTCGACGCGAGCGCATACCGCGCTCGTTCTCGGCCAGAACATCCTTTCCTGCGATACCGAAAAAAGTATCAGGGACCGTTTTTCAACGTATCAGGTATCCGGGCAGAGAGCCGGGAATGATGAAGACTTTGGCGCGGCCACCACAACGGCTCTCCGGGCGAAGACCGAAGATGCCGGGATCGGGCGGTACCGGCCAATGGCTGTTCAGCAGACAGGCCAGGCGACAGGTGCAAGCTGCATCGCCCGCGCTGATTTCGAAGCGCGGCAGCGCGCCGCCCGCACTGATGAAACAACGTACACCGTGTGGGGATGGCGCCAGGGTGACGGTTCTCTCTGGCAACCTAACCAGCGGGTAATCGTCTTTGACCCCGTCTGTGGGTTTAACAACCGTGAGCTGCTGATTTCCGAGGTGTTGTTCACCAAAGACAGCAACGGCACGATCACCGAGTTGCGCGTCGGGCCGCCTGATGCGTATCTGCCGGAACCTGCCGATCCTAAACAGCGGAAGAAGAAAAAAGCTGAGGAGGCTCCTTTCTGATGGGTAACTTTCAACAATTGCAGCGGCAGCTGCTTAACCTGATTCGGCGCGCGGTCGTGGGAAGCGTTAAGCCTGATTCAAAATGTCAGGCTGTGGATGTTGAACTACTCGCGGGTGAGAAGAAGGGTGGCATTGAGCATCTTGAGCCTTACGGGTTTACCTCACATGCGAATCCGGGTGCTGAAGCTCTGGTTCTGTTTCCTGATGCCGATCGCTCCCATGCTGTAGCGGTCACCGTGTCCGATCGCCGCTATCGCATCCGGTCTCTTAAGCAAGGTGAAGTCGCCATTTATGACGATCTGGGGCAGTCGGTCACACTGACGCGGACCGGTATCGTCGTGAACGGCGCCGGAAAGCCCATTACCTTCATGAACGCGCCGAAAGCGCGGTTCGAAATGGACATCGAATCGACAGGCCAGATCAAGGACCACTGCGACACAACCGGGGTCACGATGGCGTCAATGCGCCTCACGTACAACGGTCATATACACAAAGAAAACGGTAACAGCACAGACGTGCCGGACAAACAAATGGGGACGTAAATATGGACCTGTGGCTAACCGTAAACGGGGTAAGCGTTTCAGCGAATGCCCCTCTCGATTTAATCACCCGCTCTGTTGTGATTTCTCTTTTCACCTGGCGCCGCGCGCAACCGGATGACAATGCCGATCAGCCTAACGGGTGGTGGGGCGATACCTGGCCTGCAGTACAGAACGACCGGTACGGTTCGCGCCTCTGGTTGCTCCAGCGTCAGAAGCTGACTAACCAGACAGCCCTGGTCGCCAGGACGTATATCAACGAAGCACTGCAGTGGATGATCGACGACGGCGTTGTTTCCAGGATTGACCTCCTCATTCAGCGTACCGGCATTAACGAACTGGGTAACAGCATAACGCTGTGGCGCTACAACCAGCCCACCACTATTTCTTTTGACGATCTATGGAGTGCGATCACAAATGGCTGACAGCGAATTCCAGCGCCCGACGCTGGCAGAAAATATCAGCATGCTCCGCACCGACCTTTTTTCCCGCCTGGACGCGAGCGACACCATCAGGCGTATGGATGAAGACGTGAGGGCGAAAGTGTATGCGGCCGCGCTGCATACCGTGTATGGCTACATTGATTACCTGGCGCTGAACATGCTGCCGGATAAGTGCGACGAAGCCTGGCTGCAAAGACATGCGGCCATGAAGCGCTGCCCCCGAAAAAGCCCTACAGCGTCAGCAGGATTTATGCGCTGGGATGGCGTAACAAACGGCATTACGGTTAAGGCTGGCGCGGTGATTCAACGCGACGACCTGATCCAGTACACCACCACGGCAGACGCGACCAGTGCAGGCGGCGTTCTGCGCGTGCCGATCGTGTGCAGTGTCACCGGCAACGTGGGTGAAATCGACGATGGCGCCGCGCTTTATCTGGTGACGCCGGTTAATGGCCTGCCGTCTTCAGGCGTAGCTGACTCTGTTGCTGGTGGCTTTGATATTGAGGATCTGGAAACCTGGCGCGCCCGGGTGCTGGAGCGTTACTACTGGACGCCTTTGGGTGGTGGGGACGGCGATTATATTGTGTGGGCCAAAGAAGTGCCGGGCATCACCCGGGCGTGGACCTACAGGCACTGGATGGGGGCTGGTACGGTGGGCGTGATGGTGGCCAGCGATGATCCGGTCAATCCCATTCCAGACGCAGCAACTGTTGCAGCAGTAAAAGCCCACATCGCCCCGCTTGCCCCTGTTGCCGGCGCTGATCTGTATCCGTTCGCACCCGTCGGCCATAACGTCAATTTCAGAATACGCCTGACACCTGACACGCCAGAAGTCCGTGCGGCAGTGACGGCGGAGTTACGCTCGTTTCTTTTGAGGGACGGATACCCGGAAGGTGAACTCGAAATCTCACGAATAAACGAGGCTATTTCCATCGCAGCAGGCGAGCACAGCCATGTTCTGGTGGCTCCGACAGCCAGTATCTCGATCGCCAAAAATGAACTGGCCATACTGGGGACGCTCGCATGGACGTGACTGATGACGACTACATCCATTTGATGTCAGCCCTGTTGCCGCCTGGTCCTGCATGGTCAGTTGACGATCCGGCAATTATCGGCGCAGCTCCCTCGCTGCGGCGGGCTCACCAGCGCGCCGATGAGTTGATGCTGGAATTAGATCCGCGCACAACCACCGAGCTGATTAACCGCTGGGAAACCTGCTGCGGCCTGCCTGATGAATGTATCCCTGCGGGGACGCAAACGCTGCTGCAGCGTCAGAGCAGGCTGGACGCAAAGGTCAATTTAATCGGTGGTATTAACGAGAGGTTTTACCTCGACCAGCTTGCTGCCCTGGGCAAGCCAGGGGCGACGATCACCCGCTACAACAAGGGGCCGTTCAGATGTACCTCTGCCTGTACCGAAGCCGTGTATTCAACTGAATGGCGTTACTACTGGCAGGTCAACATGCCGTCCTCAACGGATGCTACCTGGATGACGTGTACTGATGACTGCGACACCCCGGTTCGTTACTGGGGTGATACGGTCGCGGAATGCGTGATCAGTAAACTCTGCCCGTCCCATACCTACGTACTTTTCAAATATCCGTAACCGGAGAAACTATGCATCGTATTGACACACCTACTGCGCAGAAAGATAAGTTCGGCGCGGGGAAAAATGGCTTTACCCGTGGTAATCCGCAGACAGGGACGCCAGCTACCGATCTTGATGATGATTATTTTGACATGCTGCAGGAGGAGCTGGTTGCGGTAGTCGAAGCGGCAGGGCTGGCTCTCGATAAGTCCAAACGTGACCAGATGCTTACGGCATTAAGAAAATTACTTTTAAGTCGCGCCAACCCTTTCGCAGATATTAAATCTGATGGCGCTGCTGCTATCACAGCGGCGCTTTCGAACCTTGGGTTTTCCTATGGCACAGGCTGGTACAAATTAGGTGCCCTTATTATTCAGTACGGGCCTATAGACTTTACTGGCGTTACTTCGAGGGCCGTTACATTTCCTATTCCATTCCCTGCGGAAGTGGCGCAGGTGATTGTTTCTGATGCCGGATTCAGTACCGGTAACATGTGGGGGGCTACGAGTAAAACCGTAACGGGATTCACGGCCAGGGTTAACGTGGCCGGTGAAGGCGGCCAATATTTTGCGTTCGGGAAATGATTAATATGGGCAATTATATTTATAGTGCAGTAAATAACGCCTTTTACCCTTTCTCTCTGAAAAGTGATTATGAGCGATCCGGGACCTGGCCGGAAGATGGCGTGGAAGTAAGTGACGAGGTAGCCAGTGAGTTCATGGCATCTCCTCCTGCTGGAATTTGCCGGGTTCCCGGGAATGACGGGCTTCCCGCGTGGGGAGATGTACCTCCACCCACGCATGAAGAGGTTGTTGCGCAGGCCCAGGCTGAAAAGCAGTACCGCATTGATTCAGCGAACGACCACATGAACGGCAAGCAGTGGCCCGGTAAAGCCGTGCTTGGGCGGTTAAAGGGGGAAGAGTTGGCGCAATACAATGCGTGGCTCGATTATCTGGATGCCCTTGAAGCTACAGACGTTTCCAGCGCTCCTGGGATTACCTGGCCCGAACAGCCGGTTGTGTAAACCTCCTTGATCCGCACCCCTTTTAAAACTACTGTATATATAAACAGTAAAATAATAAGGGGGAATTATGCCACGCCAAAATGATATCGAAACTGCCTTTAACACAGCGATAAATCATGAACCAAACGGTCGCCGCTCTGTAACTACTGAGGACTTCGTTAAGCATCTGGCCCGTGCTAACTGGGATTGGTCATTAAAGGAGGCGAACGAGTGGATAGAAAGCCACGTTTCGACCTTCAAAGACATTTCGACCAGTGAGGGGCAGGCCAGAACCTTCATGCTCTACAACCCCAATGGAGGTCTGTAATGGGGTTTCCTTCACCGGCAACGGACTATGTCGAGCGGCGCCTAACGCCGGAGCTGATCTGCGGCGTTGGCATCGACACTCGAATAATGGAAACGTCATCCGGGTTTGCGGTGATCGAGCCGGCCACACGACTTGTACAGGGTCAGGTTCTGCTGATCCTTAGTGGCGGGCAAACCCAATTTGCTCGGTTTCTGGGAAAAGCATTAATAACAGAGGACGGCGAGGCGATAGAAGGCGACGCAGCGGAAGAGGTAGAAGTAATGGGCAGGGTGACTTTCTTCATAAACAGCACAGACGCTGATGATGAGTCTCCAGTGTAAGAAGCGGACTTCATCTGAACGCCGTGGAAAGAAAGACCTAATGGCCCTCCTCTAAAAAGTCTAAGGTCTGCTATGAGCGAGGAGCGGACATTAGCTCCTTACTTTTTGGCACCGAAACAGAGCGAAGCGGCATGTAAGCTGTTCCAGGCGGGCAGCGGGGACAACAGCAACTTCAATTAA